TTAGGAAACTGAGTGAAGGTGTTGTATACAACACCTTCACTCAGTTTCCTAAGGTGGATAGGTATGTTGAAACCCGACACCTGGAACGGCTACGTCAGCGTATTATGGTCGACATGGAACTTGAGCGGCACACCACTAGACACGTGCGCCAGATTACTGTCGGACATTCTGCAGAGACTTTTCAACGAGTCTGGAAGGATCGATGGCATGTTTATGAGGAACGGCCAATTCGTGATATCGGCGAGATGTTCCGTGTTGCTCGTAGGGTGGTCAACTCTGACCCATCCCGTTTGGGCGTTGTCATGCAGCAGTTGGAACGACACAAAAGACTCATTGTATTCTACAACTTCAACTATGAGCTTGACGCACTACGAACGCTTGGTACAACTCTGGGAGTCGAGACAGCGGAGTGGAATGGTCACAAACATGAACCTTTACCCGAATCCGACGAATGGCTCTACCTTGTACAGTACACGGCAGGAGCGGAGGGATGGAATTGCATCACGACAGATGCGACCCTCTTCTACTCTCTAAACTACAGCTATAAGATCTTTGAACAGTCACAAGGTCGTATCGATCGAATGAACACACCGTTCTTCGATTTGTACTACTACGTCCTTAGGTCTGATACGCCGATCGATTTGTCCATCTGGAAAAGTGTTGTAACTAAAAAGAACTTCAATGAAAAGAGTTTGGTAAAGTGGGAAACAACTACGAGTTAAAGAATACGTGTAAGCATTGTGGTAAAGCGATATTGTGGATCACGTTTGAGTATGCACCATCAGAATGGTTTCATAAAGACACTGAGAACACTCGATGCCATCCGGTGGTAACCGTCGCTACACCGGATGAATAGGGTAATAAAAGTTGAGTGGCGTACTGTACCTGGGTTTGATAATTATGAAGTGACTAGTCTAGGTCATATTCGTAAAAGCAAGACTCAGGTGCAGCACGCGATCAATACGACAGGAACCACGGATACAGTCCAGATGACCAGTGAGGGTAAAAGGTACCACAGAACAGTTAAAAGTATAGTGTTAGCGGCGTTCCCCGGGGCTTTGTACCCGTGAAAATGATACAAGAAAATGATACAAGATCCCAATTCTGAAATCGCTCTTGGCAAAATCTCACCCGTCGAAAGTCTCAAAAAGCCCATATCTGCGTTTCAGAAACGGGTGTCTTGTATCATTTTGATTCAGAAATGGGCGGAGCAACTTCCGGGCTATGACTGGGATGTAGGGGTAAAAGCACTCAAAAAACCCAAAAACCCATATATTTTCTTATATTACTTTCTGAGAGAATTAAAAATACAACAAGTAACACAAGTGGGTTTTCAAAAGTGGGCGAAACATTGGAAGGAGGTGGTTATATACGACTCACAGGAATCTCGCAGATAAAACATAGCTTATAATAGAAGGAGTAAGATGTCTAAAAACATACTACTTACTTTTTGGTTTTTGTGAAAGGGAATTAGTGGGTAAGTTAGAAAGTGAGTTCCAAGGCAAGCTTGTGAAAGAGCTACAGGAACTCATACCTGGATGCTTGGTGCTTGTAAAACCAGGCTTCTACATTGGGGGCTTTCCAGACTTGATGGTCCTATACAAAAGCCAATGGGTAGCACTTGAATGCAAACGTAAAACACCAACGCGAGCTGATGACTACGAGCCAAACCAGGAATGGTGGATCGGAGAGCTTGACGCTATGGGGTTTGCAGCCATGATCTGCCCTGAGAATAGAAAGGAGATAATAGATGAAATTTTTCAAACATTCGGACTTAGAAGGTAGACACTCGTTTCTGTCACCATCAAAGTATTCGTGGATTCGTTACGACGAAGACAAGCTCTTTACCACATTCACCAATGCAATGGATGCATCGCTGGGTACTCGTCTTCATGCTTTCGCTGCCGAAGCCATTGCGCTAAAGCAGAGAATGCCAGACACTTCCGCCACGTTGAACGCGTATGTTAATGACGCGATCGGGTTTCGAATGACTCCTGAAGTTCCACTGTTTGCATCAGACAATGGTTTTGGTACCGCTGACACAATGTCATTTCATGACAACGTACTTCGGATCCACGATCTTAAGACTGGTGTAAACCCAGCAAAGATGGATCAACTTCTGATCTACGCATGCTACTTCATGATTGAGTATCGGTTCAAACCGAATGAGATCAAAGTGATATTGCGGATCTATCAGAACGATACCGTTGTTGAGTATATTCCGGAACTGGACGAGCTCTTGCCGATCATCGACAAGTTCTATACATTCGACGCACTGATCAACACCTGGAAGGCCCAAGCGATCTCATGAGCGACGAAGAATTTGATGTAGTAGAAGCGTTTCTCATGCACGAGGGTGTTCTCCGTAAATCCGGAAGATATCCTTGGGGCTCGGGCGACACACCCAATCAGCGTAATAGATCATTTCTTGATCACGTTGAGGCACTAAAGAAACAGGGACTTACTGAGTCCGCTATATCTGAAGGCCTCGGATTGAAGTCGACGACGCAGCTTCGCGCTTTGAAGTCCGTAGCCAAGAATGCTGTCCGCAAGGATGACATGATGATGGCTGTACGCCTTAAGGACAAAGGATATTCTAACGGCGCCATTGCTGAACGCATGGGGCTTAAAGGTGAATCCTCTGTCCGATCTCTGCTTAACCCGGAAATGCAGTCTCGCGCTGACGCTCTCACGAGCACGACGACGATGCTGCGTAACCAGGTAGCCGAGAAAACATACTTGGATGTTGGTACTGGAACTGAACACTACATTAATGGGGGAATTACAAACCAAAAAATGAAGACTGCCGTCGCTGCCCTCGAAGAGGAAGGCTACAAAGCATTCTACGTAAAGGTACCCCAAATTGGAACCAGCCAGTTTACCAACATCAAAGTCCTTACCCCACCAGGTACAACCTTTCCAGAAGTGATGGAGAACCAGGGATCAATCCGTGGCCCTAACACTTGGACAGACGACGGTGGTAGATCCTGGACAACAGCACTGCCACCAATTCAGATGAACCCAAAGCGAGTTGACGTTCGCTATAAGGAACAAGGTGGATCTGCTCAGGATGGCGTTATTGAGATTCGTCGTGGGGTTGAAGACCTTTCGATGGGTAACGCTCGTTATGCACAAGTTCGAGTAGCAGTTGGCGGAACACATTATTTGAAAGGCATGGCGATGTATGCCGATGACCTTCCGCCTGGCGTTGACGTAAGATTCAATACGAACAAGTCAAACACTGGCAACAAGTTGGATGCTATGAAGTCGTTGAAGTCGGACCCGGATAATCCATTCGGTACGGTTATTCGACAGCGGACCACGCCGGACGGTAAAAAGGTTGTGTCAGCCTTGAACATTGTGAATGAGGAAGGTAACTGGTCTACATGGTCTAGTAAGCTTTCCTCACAGTTCCTATCGAAGCAGCCATCAAGTTTGGCAAAAGAACAGCTGGCCCTTCGTTTTGCGGAGAAGAAGGCCGAATATGATGAAACGATGGCTTTAACAAATCCTGCTGTACGTAAACTTCTTCTTGAGAAGCTTGCTGATGGTGCGGACTCGTCGTCAATTCACCTTAAAGCTGCAGGTCTTCCTAGGACAAAGAGTCACGTTATTCTTCCGATCAACTCGCTAAGTGATGGTGAAATCTACGCTCCAAACTATCGTGATGGTGAACGGGTCGTTCTTGTACGACACCCACATGGCGGTAAGTTTGAGATCCCGGAATTGGTTGTTAACAACCGTAATTCGGATGCCAAGCGACTCATCAAAAATGCGATTGACGCAGTAGGCATCAATGCTAGAGTTGCCGAAAGGCTTTCAGGCGCTGACTTCGACGGTGATACTGTCTTGGTTATTCCAAACAATAGCAGAAAAGTCAAAACCAAATCCACACTTAGTGGCCTAAAAGATTTTGATCCACAGATGTACAAGTTGCCGAAAGACGCCCCAGCAATGACGGCTAGAAATAAGCAACTTAAGATGGGGGATATTTCAAACCTGATCACGGATATGACAATCAAGGGTGCTGTCGATAGCGAGCTTGCCGCTGCGGTCCGTCACTCCATGGTTGTCATTGATGCTGAAAAGCACCATCTGGACTACAAGCAGTCGTCGAAAGATAATGGAATTGCCAGCCTTAAGGTCAAGTACCAGACCACTGAAGGCAAGGCTGCACGAGGCGCGTCAACGCTCATCTCTAGAGCTTCTTCTAGGCAGGACGTTAATAACCGTAAGCCACGTTCAGCTAAGGATGGTGGACCAATTGACCCCCTTACAGGTGAAAAGGTCTATCAGTACACCAACGAATCATACGTTAACAAAAAGGGTAGGACCGTTGTTAATCAGTTCACGTCGAGTAAGATGGCGGAAACTAAGGATGCTAGAATGCTGTCTTCTGGACAGCCTATCGAAGAGGTGTATGCATCATACGCAAACTCCTTGAAACATCTGGCTAATGATTCACGTAAGTCGGCGTTAGCAACTAAGCCGATCCCCTATAGTAAGTCAGCAAGGGTAGCGTTTAGTAAGGAAGTATCCACCCTCAACTCGAAACTGAATGAGGCCCTAAAGAACGCCCCCCTCGAACGACAAGCACAAGTGCTGGCGAACGCCCAGGTACGTATGAAAAGGGACGCCACCCCCGGTATGGAACGGGATGACCTACAGAAGATCAAGAGTCAGGCTATTCAGCAGGCACGTCTTAGGACCAAGGCTGATAAGTTCGACATCAAGATCACTAACGACGAGTGGAATGCTATACAGGCAGGCGCTATTAGTAATGGTAAGCTCACGCAGATCCTTAACAACACTGATCTTGATGTCATCAAGGCCTTGGCCACACCAAGAGATCGGCCTGTTATGAATGATGCTAAGCTTGCTAGGGCTAGTGGCATGCTGTCTGCAGGCTACACACAGGCTGAGGTAGCGTCTGCATTAGGCGTACCCACCAGTACACTCAACAGCGCAACACTAGCTACCTAAGGAAGGAGCTGAAGAACCATGCCTGTGCTACACATGTTGACTACTGTTGACAATCCATACAGTCCTGAGACACATTGGGATGACTGGTATGCATTCGACTTCTCTCATGGGTACAACACACCTGGCTTACTGGCTAGAGTGACGTTGTCTAGTGATGAGTTGAGTGATCTTGATCAGGACCTCGCACGTGAGGATGCAATTGATGAGATCGTTCGGGAGAATGT